TTCGTCAAGAACTTCTTTAGCACGTAGACGATAACGAGCATGTTCTTCTGTAACCATAGCAAGAGCGGCAGATACGGCTTTAAGACGGTTTGTTTGGATAGCGAATCCTAATACGATAGCAGCAGTAGATGCGGTAGCAACGGCAACAGGTACTGCAACGTCTTTAGCGACATCCTTAACAACTTCAAAACGTGTGTATTCTTCGCCTGCAGCATCTTTTGCTTCATATTTAGCTTTGGTAGCTTCAAGCTTCTTACCAGATTTAATTCCGGCATATACAGAATAACCATAACCAACGAGACCAACACCAAGCAATACAACAGGTGCGTATTTCTTACCGAGGATTTTTGTAGTAACCATAGCAGATTTAGCGGTTGATTTGATAGTTTGCAAATTTGGCAATTTAGGTAATTTCATTATTTTTCTCCTTTTTTAGATTTAAAAGTAAACGGACGAGGTGTGATTTTTTCATACAAAAACGTGTACGCCATAGCGCTTTCGCTTGAGAATGCAGAATGAGCTTTTACAGCATCATCCTTACGAACATAATCGATATGATCAAATTCTAAAATCCAGTTTCGACCATCACGCTCAAGTTTAACGTTTTCTACGTCATGAAAAATCATAGGTTTTACGCCAGAAACACGTGGATAAATACGAATGTCTTTCATAAATTCCTCCTATTTCTTATTTGTAAGCCAGATGATAGCAAGAATAATCCAACCAACAGGTGGTGTGCAAAGCAATACGAGAGTTCCGAGTGATTTTTTCATTTTAGTTACGTCCTTTCGCAAATTCTTCAATTACATTAACCCATTCTGGGGCAGCTGTTTCATTACCATTTTTATCTACGGTGTATACCATATCTCCATCTAGATCAATACCTAACATTAATAACGATTTTTCCATTTTAGTTTCCTCCAATATTTTTAAGTTATACTTCAACGGGTTGTGGGAAGTTGATCTTAAATCCTCCCCCACGAGCAGCCACAATACGTGCTCCAGCAAGTCCTTGACCCCCAGCGTTAATTGTCCAACCAAATGACTGGTCAGTAAATTTAGCCGGCTGGTCTGAAAGTTCGTAGAAATCCCCAACAGTTACAATACCGTAAGTATCCAGATTTGCTAACATAATATTGAATACTTCTTGTGCGTCCTGACGAGTTTCGAAAATGATTTCTTCTACGTAATTTGAAGTTTGTCTATTACGTTTGGCATATGACTGAGTGTAGTCGTTTCTGTTGGCGTCCATTCGAGTTACGTTTGTAACACCACGTCCCCAGTACCCCGAAGAATTCCTACGAGCATGAATATAGTCCTGTCCAAAAATAGCACGCTGCACTGCTGTAGTAGCCATGTCGGCAAGTCCATTTTGTAAACTTGGTACAACTACTTCATAGAACATATGCGATGACCAGCCACGGAATCCTTCTTCTCCGAAAAACACATTTCCGAGCCATTTTCCAACCCCGGGCTTTTTCACACGACCCTTTGCGACGGGTTGTACGTGTTTGTCAAGTAACTCGTTTGCTTCTTCTAAAGCATTCGTTTTACGAGGTACTTTGTTGTAATCCGTTGTTTGTTTTGTCATAGTTTCCTTCCTTCTATCTCTGCAATCCAACTAGCATTAGCTGGATTCATTCGTTTTGTTACACCATCGATGTAATATTGCTCACCTTTATATGACGCAACGTCACGGTAAACGTTGATTTCGGTAGCTAAGTCAGCTAATAGTACATCTCTCGGTCCATCTAATGGAATATAGAACATGCATGTTCCTCGAGTTAAACTATCAACTTTCACAGCCCCATAGTCTTCTAAACATAGTGCCATAATTTATTTAATCCGGCTTTTCATTATTTGTATACCCCCATGAATAAGTCAACAATCCCACAGAACCTGCAGGAATAAGAGTTGACAGTAAAGCGTCCAAATGGAATACGTAAATCAACGCTAAGTAAATCATCATGTAAATGGCGAACGATACACCAACAATGAATAGTAGCCCTAGTAAAGCTTTCACCGGGTTTCCTCCTTTTGATTTTAAATAAAAAAGAATACCGAGAGTAATTCTCAGTATTCTAGTGAAATTTAGTCTTCAGGTAGTGTAAAATCACCTTCCAACACTTCTCCATTTTCCGATGCTTCGGAAGATTTCTTAACGCGGTCGCTAAAGTGATTAGCGACTAATCCGCCAGCGACTACAACACCGCCGATCGTCAAGAGACGCTTAACAATTGGTCTAATGGCAACAAAAGTTTGTACAACCTTGTCACCAAAACCCAGTTCGTTAGCCACTTGAGTTTGTGGTGTGTCCTCAGCTTGTTCCACCAAGTCTTCAGTAACCTCGTTAAGTTCTTCCTTAACTTCTTCAATTTTTGAAACGTTTTCTGACATGATAATGTCCTCCTTTAATTTTAGTTTTGTTTCATTATAGGATATGTAAATTCTGCGTTACAACCCTTCAGCACACAAAGCCTCTCCAGAAAATAACGGAACCTCTGGTAGATTTTTCTTTGTACGAATATCGTTGACCAGTCGATAAATTTCATTGACCTTATATTTACAGAATTTCGTAACACCAGCTTTCTCTAAAGTCATAGCATAAGAATATCGTGGACGATGAAATTCGTCATGGTATAATTCTTTTGAATATACCGCAGCAGCTTTAGCAAGAGCCTCTACATATTTCTTAGGATTGTATGGAAATTTATTCATCGGCATCGTCCCTTCTTAAATGAATTAGATAGTGCGTGTTTGGAATTTCAATTTCCAATTCCTTCTCGCAATATTTGAATTGTTCTGCTAAGTGCATCATGTCATCGTCTGACATAGTAATATGAATGTGGTGTTTCATGTTAAATAGTCTTCTCCTAAAGTATTTCTAAGCCATGTTAAAGTATCCCATGTACCAACTTCAACTCGTCCATAAATAGTATCTATTATATCCAGAAAGTATTTTATCTGCTCATCATCAATTGGTGGATATGGATAACGTTCAAATGGTTGAATCATTAAGTTCTCACCAATAGTCGTTTGGAAATTATCGTAATAAAATCCTTCGGCGAGACATATGATCAACTCATCAACCAAACTTCTAGTAACATTCCAGATACATAACTCACTATCAAGTTTACCAACTTTATCGGATACCATAAGTAATCCGAAGATATACTTTTTGTACTCCTCATCAAATTTAACCCTCGTCCAGCTTTTAATAAGACGATCAATATACCAATCCTCTATACAAAATATCTCTTGTAATGGAAGATTACGCAAGTTACCAACAACCGCGTCGTAAAAATCGTCCCTAGACAATATGAGGGTATATTGCCTTGTATGACTCATCTGTTCAGCCCTCACTGTTTGTGTTATCGTCTAACACTTTTTGGTAGTATTTGTTGAACTCTTGTTTGAGTTCTTGTGCGCTCATATATGCTCTACGATTGTCTGGGTTATCCTCGATTTTATCTCCGGTTTCCTGAATTAGTTCATAAAGCAACTGGTAGTTTTCATAGTTGATATCTTCATAACCAAATACTTTATTGTAATATTGGGACTCCAGCAGTGCAATCATCATGTTTCCGATAATCTTACGAGCGATACGGAAGTAATATAGATCCATATCCAAGATTTGCATGTCTGACGGAATGGTCATAATGAATTGGAAGTACTGTTTGTACTCCTCATTTGCAGGTACAACCCCATTAATATCTGGTTCGGTCCAAGCAGAAATGTATTTGTCAAGTTCAGCCTGAGGAATAAGCAGAAAATCATCTAATGGCATTGCTCGTACCATATCGATAACTGTCTGTTTGAATTCAGCAGAAGTCTTAACAATTGGTCTGTAGTTAGTCATCACTTACCTCCTTTAACTCCATTCATATATACTTACCACAAGAAATAAGTATATACATGTTATACATAACATCAAACAAGCTCCGCCTAAGAATCCAAGAAATCCTAAGAGGGCTGTCAATTTAATTAGCAGAACAAAGCATCCTATCTCAATAGTGATACATATGAATGTTATAGCAAGTATTAACAATACTTATGTCAAATTGTACTCAATTAACTCTTTAATCTTTTTCATCGATTTCTCCTTCCATAAAAATTCTCGAAGAATCTTTTAAGCATGTCCATCTTATAATCCAACTCGTCGTTACCATAGCAATATAATGCGGTGAAATATAGACCATTCTTGTCATCAAACACAATCGGATCAATATCGATAATAAGGAAAGTATCCGGATACTCATCCACAGCTTCTAGAAAATATTTTGTTTCTAGAAGTTCAACATTATTCCTAATAGTTCGATATCTTTTAATCGAATCTTTAATAATGTTAAGGTTGCTCGTTTCAATTCTCAAAATGAACGCATTTTCGTCATTCGGACTTAATTGTCCATCCACATTATAAATTGGTTCTCCCATTTTTATCTCTCCTTCGTATATAAATAATAATTTCTAACAATTTCTTTTGTTGTCATCTTTTCATTATAAACCCCATAACCAAATACTGTAAAAGTCCATCGGTCGTCTCTAACATTATATGATAGTGGAGTAACTTCAGTAATTATACCTGCTTTGAAAACGTTTAATTCGTCGCATAGCATTTCAGGTTCAATTTTATGAATTATATCAGACATACCAGAATATCTTACATAATCTACTTTTGCTTGATCAGCATGAGTATAACTAATAAATACTTGGAATTTATTGTTATCATTATATTTAACATGCCGTCTCACAATTCTTGCTGGTTCTCCCATTTATATCATCTCACAAAAAAAAGAAAGGGATAAGTTAATCCCTTTATTTGAAAAATCGATTTGATACAATCGACCACATCTTGCTTGAAATTATATTGAACTGTTCAAAATTCAACACAGCAGCCATCCCTAAGATATTTACAAGAGCCTGGAACAATTGCTCAGGTTTGACTTTGTACTTTTGCTGTTCATTCTTAACAGCAATCAATTTAGCCAACTTGAGATTCAAGTCCATGATCTCTGTGTTATCCTCAGATAGTGCCATTTGAATTTTGATCTCTTCAATCTGCATGTCAAGACCGTCGTATAATATAGCCATCATAATTTTTCTCATATGATTTACCTTCCTTTCATTATAGCCTAGGGAATTCCTGCGGAGATGTATACCGCTTAGGTTCAAATCTACATGGTGGTAGTATTGGTGGTTCGTTCAGATGAACAAGTCTTACCATAAAATCGGAATTCCCTTTATCTATGGGTTCCTCTATGGTAATAGATGTTAAAATATAGGGTTTACCCAAGAAGTCTATAATATAAAGTTCCTTCTTAAGAAAATTCTTTGGTGTCATATAGTTCCAATAAAATGAACGAATTATTGGATTATCAACAAAATATAACTTAACCGTGTCTGGTTCTATTGATGAGAAATGCTCCGCAGCATATGAGTTAACGACAACAGAATATACTTTGTTGTCGAATTTGATTATAAGTCTACCTATCATATTAATTCCTCATAATAAGCTATGACTCGCATAGGATAAACATTGTTTCGAATGAAATCAACAGAAGTAACAAAAATTTCATAATTTTTACCACTAAGAATATATCCACGAATTGAATTTTTACCCATATTATGATTTTTAATATCTTCAGCAATAGAACATGCGAATTCAAAAGATATTAAAGGATTTATTATACATTGACGAAATCTGCCTTCAACAACCGATAAAGGAGTTTCCTTCATTGTGACCATATTTGGATTTAGAAAAGAATAAACTTTGTTGTTTATATTTAGAATAGTTCTTTCAATCATTTATAACCTCCACTTCAATTTGTACACTAAAATCACTGTCTAGCTCATATGTAGTATAACCCTATTAATCATTTCACATCAGTCCTCTCCAAACATTCCGCGCAATTCGTCGTTTTGATCTTTAAGAAACATAGACTCGCCTAGTTTACCTTCTTCAGAAATAGCTTCGTTTAGGGAACGATTGTATCGTGTGTTACGACGTCCCAATATAAGATACCCAAGGGCAGTAACAGCTCCCGTTAGAAAAATACCCAACGCATTATTAATTTGTTCCTGAGAACGTCCGTCGAGTTGTCCTCGGTAATATGCTTCTTGCATATCTTTGTCTGCGAATTCAACTTTCTCAATTTCAAATAACTTTTTAAACATTTATACTACCTCACTAATCATTTTTTCGATTACTTTCATTATCACTTTGAGATCCAAGATTTCTTTATAAGTAAGTCTACGAGTATAATACCCATACCGAACTATAAGTTTCGATAGGGTTGTCATACCGTAAACCATCTCGGTTAATTTTAAAAATGAATTCAAATCACGAGCGGCATCTGCTTTTTCTTGCAAATATACAAGCTTGTCGAGATCTTCACGTAATGTTTTGATACTGCTTAAGCATAACTTACGTGTTGATTTATTGAAAAATAACCACGTTAAAAACGTTGGCCGAGTTTTAACCCGGTCATTATTAAGAATATAGTTCATTTCTTGCATCATCAAGCTCCTTAAATAATTCTTGCAGTTCTTGGTCATTGTCCATGTTTTGATATACTTCTTTCGATGCTTTGTGCGCAAGACCTCTGGTTAAAACGCCAATCCCGCAAACAATAAAACTAGCCACGCTAAGGTAAACTGCCGATTTCACAATCTTTTGGCCCAACTCTTCTGCGGAGTCAATCATAGCCAAATCTTCCCCATAGTGCTCATCAACGTGTTTGATAACATTAAGTTCTTTTTCTAAAAAGTCTGTTTTAACTTCCAACATATTATTTACCTTCTTTCTTTTGTTTCAATGCGAGATACGCTCCAACGATAACGCCAGCAATAAGTCCGTGCTTCCAACCAAGTTTAATGACCGCCTTTTTGATAGGCTTTATAGGAATTGGTTTGCGATGGTAGATCATTGTTATTTGTTTGTAGTTGTATTTCATAGTAATTTCCTTTCTGAATTTGAAAAAAGAAGAGGATAATTAAATCCTCTATTTAAATAATTTTCCAACAAAGTTGAATAGTCCCGCGATTACATTCACGAAGAGCATTCCAAACAATGCTTTGAAAATGTCTAAAATAGTTTTCATTTTTATCCTCCTTTTAAAAGCCTTCATTTCTAAGCTTGTTTAATACCTTTTGAACAGTAATTAGTCGTCTTTTATGGTATTCGCTATCTTCCGAAATATACCCTTGCTTTTCGAGTTTCTCTACATAAGACTCTTCAAGCACAGCGTATAACGCAAGTGTACGAAATCCAATTTCTCTGATAATTCTTCTGAACATAAGTATGTCCTCCTATAATAAATATTCTTTCATTATAGGATATGTAAAAGCTGCGGATTAATAGTCAATATCAACCATATCGAAGTTTGAATGTTTGTTATACTCTTTAACAAAATCTACAAGATCTTGTTTTGTATGAATATCTACCATGGTATGGTCTAAATAATAAACCGCATCATAGTCGAAGGTGTAGTCGGCCACAACCGCTTCGGACCTAGAATCATCATATACCGAAAATAGTACAAAATATCCGTTGTCTAACTCATACATCCATCGACGAACTACAGGATAACAATCAATCACCAAAATGGGATTTTTACGATTTACTTGTGTTGGTTTTGTGTGAAATTTAACTTCACCTTTATCTTTTGTTCTATTATACTCATAAACGGCTTTACATCCGTACGAAGAGTTTTCCATCAACTTTGAAATATGCTTACTCATTTTTACCTCATTTTCATTTTTGAAATTGCGTCCATTTTCTTATTAACTTCGTCCGTGTGGGAAAAGAAATACATCATATCTTGTGCTATTTCTTTAGTGAATTTAGATAAGAAATAATCTCTAACAAACAAAAGATCTTCTTTTATACAATACTCGTCAAATTGAAATACTTTTTCGAAGTTTGTGACCAGCAGTGTTGTAGCTGCCTTATCCACAGGATCTGTTAGTCTAGGATAATCCACGATAGCAGCTTTGATAGTGATTGAGATACTAATCTCTTCTGAATTCCTTGCCGAAAAATCTGGCGATGTAATGAAATTAATTGGTGTAGTCATTTCTTTTCCTCCTTTTTATCACATAAAATAGACACAATATCTGCACACATGTATGCGGACACCAATAAAATAATAGCCATATTATATACCTCCTTTAATTTGGCTTAATCAAGCCATCCATTGTTGACTGACAATAAATGAGACTTCCTCCTTAAATAATTATTATGAATGGCTTGACTAAAACAAAAAAGAAAGGATCCTAAGATCCCTCTTTATTTCTTACTAGTGAATAGTGCAACTGCTGTAACAATAGTTCCTACGGCCAATAATCCTTCGATTGCACCTTGGCCTGCGCCTTTAAGTAGAGCCATTCCTAGTCCTTCATTTTCAGCGTCATATTCCAACGGTGTTCCTTCAAAGTTAATTAGTCCCATAAATCCTTTATTCATGGTTGCTTCCTCCTTTAGTTTTCTTTCATTATACACCGTGTAATTTCTGCGAAATTCAAAAAAAGAAGAGAGTGGAG